GCCGACGCATCGGCGGTTGGGTGGGTACTACTCTAAAAGCGTAAGATCCTGAACATTCCAAAATAATTGTATAGCCTTCTTGGCGTGATCCAATGTGACGAATCGCCCCAAGAACTTTTCCTCATTGCCGAACATAGCGATTGCCAAGTAGATCTTGGTGTGCGCGATGTTATGCGTCTGCCCCACTATCAAGCCGTTCTCGGTCTTGAAGTAGTAGTGCGTGTCGTTCCCTGAGTCTTTCCAATCGTAGTTCATATAATATCCTAAAAAAGGGGGCCAGATTTTGTGGCTACTGCACGCGGTTATGAAGGCAGGAAAATACTCCGCTTGCCACATCCTCTCGAGGCCTGCCTAGCACCCCCAAAGCTACTTCACCAAGGAACAACAACTACTTCTTTACATCATACCCCAATAAGGCTAAAACAAAAACAAAGATCATCCCTAACAACATAAAACCAAGTTGGATGATACCTGGCAGAAGAACTAACCACCACGACCAATCAATCAAGCCCCAAATCTTAGCGACTACAAAAATTATTGTTAAGGCTGATAGTAGCATTTATTGCCTCCATTTCCACGCTAGGTTCCAATTCCAAAGATTCAGAGGCGGGCACTTCCATACGCTCAGATCTCGCATGATCCAGCAACGCACGCTAGCATCTGTGCGCCCTCCACGTTGTCGGTCTGCTCCTTGAAGAGGCTCCAATCTAACTTGGGCACCTTGGCCTTGAGCTCATTGTACTGCTCCTCAGTGCACTCCTCATACGGTGCTTGGCGGTATGTGCCGCCGTCGTACGGTAGGAACGATACGCCGGATATCTCATCAAAGTGTTGCCACACCCAAGCCCCAACTAATGGCCAGTACTGCTCCTCAACTGAAATTGTCACGGACGGCTTGTGCTCGCACCATTCGCGTTGGTACTCAAGCCAAATCTCAAGGTGCTTGATTGCGCTGACATCGTCCCGGACAAGCCCGGCAGGAGCCATCTGCGGGAAACTGAACACGGTGGTTTGCGTTGGTTTGTATACGCAGTCCTCAGACGGAACGCCCTGCTCAACCAAGAAGGTTGTCAGCGGATCCTTCTTGTCGCCGCGCACCCTGCGGATGTAGTACTTGGAGTGTCGTGGGTGGATGCCAGACGCAGAGTTCACCAACTGTGACACCGTGCCGGAGGGCTTCACGCAGGTGATCGCCGCAGACTTAGGTATACCCAAGAGGGTTGCGTACTCCTCATTGACCTTGCGCGAGTGATCGCGCAGCACATTGAGCACTTCCTTGGAGCTCTTGACCATCATGTCGTTGTCGAAGATCCCGGTGAGTGACACTCCCAACAGTCTCTCTTCCTCGGTGTTGCGCTGCCACACCTTTCGCAGGTACGGAAACTTTGTAAAGGTGGACTGAATTGTTCCCAATATCGTCGCCACCTCAACCTTGTTCTTGAGGGTCTCCACCGTGTCATCGTAGCGAACCACGACCTCAGTGAGATTACAGAACTGATACGGGCGAAGAATAATTTCGGAGCAGGGGTTTGTTCCGAACTCATAATCGGGATTGCGATGCCCATACTTTGCAACAGTCTTCCGCGCAGCCTCACGATTAAAAATCCCGCGCTCTCCAGAATGTGAGTTGTATAAGGACAGCCACTCTTCCATGAACTTTCCAACCGTCGGAGTCTCATTGTAAACCGCGCTATTGTTGGCGAGAGCACGATGGGGAGCCGTCTCCCACCAAGGGCCAGACTTGGCATGTCGAATCCTTTCGTCGTCTAGGTCGGACAGAGAGATCATGGCGGATCGTCGAACGCCTCCGACCACGACAACCTCACCTATCTTGCACATCAGATCGTGGCACTCAAGCGTGTTTAACTTCCGTCCCTTGGCGTGCTTGAAGGTGTTGACCGCGAACGAGAATAGGTCCACGAGAGGTCCTGGTCCGCTTGCCCTGCCTCCAAAGGTCTTGAGTCTGGCGCCTGCGGGTCGGACGTTACTGACGTCCCACTTAGGTACTTCGCCAGAGTAGAGATGCGCGATGAGCAGTCGGAGGGCTTTTGCCCATCCTTCTTTGGAGTCGTGGACAGAGATAACATGTTCGCTTTCAAAAAGCTGCTCCGGCACCTCGGGCAACTGAGTAATGTATTTAGACTCAACGCTGAACCCGACGCCAGTACCGCAGAGCAGGATGAACATAGCTTCATCGAAAGACTTCGGATCGTCAACGGGGAGATACGAACAATTGTAGATACAGGTATTGTCACGGTCGGCGCTCCTTCCGGCTGTCATCATAGCGCGCATCGACGGCATAACCTTGAGGTTATAGATTGCGTCGTAAATGCGATCCTTTAATTGGGCGTTATCTTTAATTGCGGGCGTTCGCGAGAAAATATAGTCTACATAGCGCCACGTGGTTTCGCTCCAGGTTTCACGGCGACCCTTGTCGTCTACATACCGCGCGTAGCGGCTTGCTGCAATGTACTCTTGGTATTGATCCATGGTTTTTTCTTGGTGTGTTAAGGAGGGAACCACCGGCGGTGCTCTGCCGGTGGTTAGTGCACAACAACTACAAGGTACTACTTTACTGCGCTTTTCTTCTTGGCCGCTTTCTTAGCCGGTGCTTTGATATTAACAGACTTCTGAACATTATCAAACCACTTTATTGCCGGGATCGCATCGTCAAGGACGGGCGTAGCAACTGCTTTTTGTAGGAAGGTTAAACTTTCCTCAAACGCGTTCATCATTGCCTTGATCTGCTTTTCCATCTCCTTCCAATTGTGCTCACTCACAAAGTAGGTGACCTTGTTGTCGCCGTCACCTAAGGTGATGTTAAGAAAGAAATCGTCGCCGTGAGACACCCGGGCGTTTACTGCGTAGAACGATTGATCTTTCGGGTAGAACTTAGAAAACTCAAGTGATTTTTCTTTTGCCATGGTATCTCTCCTATTAGGCAAAGTCTTCAGCCGCGGACGAACCACCACCTAACTTCTCGCCGTCGCGCAACTTTTGGACATTGTTAAGTCCGCAGGCGATGCCCTTGGATCCCTTGTTGTCGTACGCGTAGAACGAAATCGACGCACGACCGTAGCACCCTGAGTAGAACTCTGACCGATCCAAGATTGGGTTCAAATCAGCGTCAACCACACCAGGGCGGTTCCATGTGTTGGCGTTGATGAAGTAGCAGTTCTTGTACGCAGGATCGTCCGGCTTCTCAAGGTCACCATCACGCAGGCCACCCTTCAGAACCGCGGGGATCTTGCCACCAAACTTGGTGTCCTTGCCCTCCTCCTTGGCCGCATCAATGCCTTTGTTTGCTAGGCTAATAGCGTCCTTGTTGCTCTTGGGGATTAGGATAGACACCGACCACTTGTCGCGACCTTGGTCGTCCTTGACCGCGTCAAACACATGCTCATACGAGAAACGAACCTCGCCAATCACTACCTTAGTTGCTTTTGTTGTTGCCATTCTAGGCTCCTGTTTAACGAATAGGCCACATTTACCGGCGTGACCTTTCCCGGTTACTGCTAATCTTGCTTACCGCTCATCTCAATGGAGTCAATTATAAGGCCAATTTGCCCAATTGTATACCCCACAAACGCGATCGCCATACCAATCCGGTGACCCTTGAAGTATGAGAAGGTGGTGAAGATGTACATCAGCCCCACCAAGCTCAGGAAGATGTGCGGGCTCATCGCGCTTCCACCTCTTGTATGCGCCGACCAATCCACGCCATCACCGGCACCGCCATGGAGTTGCCGAGCGCCTTGTACCGCGGACCGTCCGGCGACTCCGCAGACTTGCGCCACGGGATGTTGGTGTAGTTGTCCGGGAACCCCTGCAACCGCTCACACTCAACGGGAGTGAGGCGGCGCACAGCCATGTTGGGAATGGCGGCGGCTAGATGCGCCGAATAGTTACTGCCACACCGCATCGTTGGAGTACCATCTACTACAGCGTCACCGCCGTGGTCGCAACGGGTAAAGCCGACAGGCTGCGCCACCGCGGGCGGGTTGCCTCCGCCGTGACCCCCAAGTTTCAGGGTGGGGGAGACATCGGTTTGGCAGTCTGGGACGCTCATGTTAGATGAGAACGCAACCGGTTGCGCGACGCCGTGCACGCCCGTGGCGTTCAGCGTGTACATAGGACCGCCAACGGTGAACCCGTCCCCGTTCCCGCCATTATGCGGCTGACGACCGATCGTGTTCTCCGCGAGCGCGATAGGCTGAACCACCGCGTGCGTGGTTCGTATGTCACCCTGGTCAAACAGGTTGATCGTGTTGGACACCTCGCCGTCTACCCATGTCTCGTCATCGTCCGCGCTTTGGGCTCTCTTGGACTTGCGGTACGGTATCGGCCCCAAGGCAATCGGAACGTTACCCCCGCCGGTTCCCCACCTTGAGGTCACCGTTTGGCAGACATCGCCCATCTCCTTCACCCTTGAGTCAACTGGGTGCGTCTCATAAACCGTCTGAGCCACCGGTATGTAGTGTTGCCCGTCTACCTCTGGGGCGCCCATAGCCTCTGGTCCCTTTGCGGTTAACGCGCCAACAATGTGTGGCACTAGCCTGCCTGTGTAGGCGTCCTGACCTGAGTATGCTCCAGGGTGTGTGTCGGCGCACAGGGTTCCAACTGTTCTTTGAATGCCACGCTCATCAACGCCTGATGCAAAGCTGGGGGTAGTTTTTTCCCTCTTTTCTCTGCTCGGCGGATTATCCCGGCGCAGGCTTTCTGGCTCAAAAAGAACCGCTGCGGCACTTCTCCAGTCTCCAAGACATCCGACAACAAACACACGACGGCGTCGCTGGGCCACTCCGAAGTACTGAGCGTCAAGAACTCTGTATGCGAACCCATACCCGAGTTCTGCCACCGCCCCGAGGAAGGAACCAAAGTCCCGTCCACCGCCTGAACTGAGGACACCTGGCACGTTCTCCCAAACGAACCACTTGGGTCTAAAGTGGTCAAGTATTCCACAATAGACGAGGGCAAGGTTACCGCGGGGGTCTTCGAGACCTTTGCGGAGACCCGCGACTGAGAACGATTGGCAGGGGGTTCCTCCAACGAGAAGGTCAACTGTTCCAAGATTCCACTCCTTATACTTTGTCATGTCACCGAAGTTGGTGACGTTGGGGTAATGATGCTTAAGAACCTCCGACGGGAACTTCTCAATGTCTGAGAATCCTACGGGGTTCCAACCGAGTGGGTGCCAGGCGACTGTTGCCGCCTCAATCCCACTGCAAACGCTTAGATAGTTCACCTAAAATCCTCCTGAGCTGAGTTGTCGTCCTTAACTAACCTTGGTGTTCCCTCGGGCTTGATGATGAGCGAAGACAGCAACCCAACGACCTTACCCTTGGCGCCCAGCTTTTCTAGCTTTGCAATAGATTTAAGCGAGGCGGGTTCCATTATATCCTCCTCCTTGAACCCCTTGTCAAGTAGCACCACCTTGGCCAAGGTTTCGTCGCTTATCTTTCGGTTTGTTTTGGATGGTACGAGCTTGTACCCCCGTGGTGTGTTGCCCGTGCTAATTGCCCGTTCGGTAAAGAAAGCCTCAAGATCGCTAACATACGACTTCAAATGTCCCGATCGGGAAAACGCCAACTCCAACTCATCCTCAGAGAGGAGCGCGGGCTCACGGAACTCTAGGGACGCTAACTCATTGACAAAGTCTGAGCGCGCCCTACATGTGGCCTTCGCGCGGCAGAATTGGCAGTGATCCCCCGCTATGAACTCGCCGGAGCCCGACCACGCCTTTTTGGCTTTTGGCTTGACGAAGTAGTTCGCCCAGTCGACGAGCTTCGCGATCGAGGTGCCGTCGCTTGTGATGCTGTCGAGGCGGGGCTGGACGATGGTGTACTCGACTTCTTTGATGTCTGGGTACTCGTCTTTGAACTTGCTCCAGGCGCCGAGCGCGTAGAGCCTGAGTTGCGGGTTGTCCTTGGCTTCGACGGGGATGCCTTTGCCGAACTTGAGGTCGATGACTCTAACCTTGTGCTTCGACAGTACCACGACATCAGCAGTACCAAATCCGTCAGGAGCCCAGTCAGAATAATCCACGCGTTGCTCAAATAGCGGAGTGTCCCCCTCACCAATTTGGCTGCGTACATATAGCACATAGTTATCGACATACTCTTCAAACTCCTCATTGTAGTAGGGGGTGGCCTTGATGATATCGCACTCTTTGGAGTACTCCTCAAAGCCTATTTGGCCGTAGTGGTGGCGAAGCTTCACCTCAGCCAATGAGTGCGCCATGGTGCCCTCTTGGCTGTAGTCAAAACTTCCGGCGGGTTTCTTTAGTTCAGGCAGCGTCGCCTCAAGGCGAGCCGATGGGGTACAAGTCAGCCAACGCTTGGACGCGGAGGCGGATAGAACGGCGTGTGCGGTCATTTCGGTTTTCCTGTTTTCACGGTTTACTTGTATTACTACTAATGCAAAACGGGACAGCTTTTTGGGCTGTCCCGTTTAATAGTTGACTAATTTATTAAGGTATTCTTTAGTTCCGCAAGGCTATTCTTTAGCTCCCTTTAATTTGGCGATCAGGTCGTTAACTGCGCCGGTGAAGTCAACCACCACATCGGCCTTGACATCAATCTTCTGCTCTCGAGTTTCCTTGTAGTCTTGGGGGAACTGACCCCGTAGCGCGATCTCCGCGATCCGGGAGTTAAACGCCTTGTTGCCCACATTGGCAAGCATCTCCCGCTCCCAAAACGCCTGGGAGTGCACCAAGGCCACCCCAAGCGCGTCCGCAAACTCAGGGTACTTCTTCTTCCAACTCTCAGCCACATCCTTGCTGATGCCGAGCTCAGACCACATCATCTTCTGTGACGCGCCCTGCTTGCCCATCTCAATGAGCGTGTCGCACATCTCAGGCTTGAAGGTAAACTTTTGCTTTGCCATTACTTTTTAGCGGTCTTTGCCGACTCCCTGAATGCCTTCGCGGTGGGTGCGCCCTTCTGCCCCGGCTCCCGCATCTTCTCCCCGGAGCCCTTAGCTATCCGCTCACGTTTTGCCGCGATGTTGGCATAGAGACCGGGTTTTGCGGCGCCACCTTCTTTTTTCTTGTCTAGCCCCATGAGTTCAGACAAAGTCTTTCCCGACCCACGGACGCCCTCTTTTTTGGGTGGGCTCATTGGGTTAAACGGGCGCACAGGGGCTGGCATGACCTGCCCTGGGGGTCTTGGAGGTTGCCCGCCTGCGTTCATCTTGGGTAGTTTCTTGAAGCCGTCCATGGCCTTCCTTTCGGTTACAGAATGGGGGTGGGTAAGGGGCGTCTCCCGACGTGCCCTACTTCAACTTATGCAAAAACCGACCCTTTACAGCCCCAAAGAACTTCCTTGATTTTTTGGTAGTGTCTGGCTTTGGCATCATATTTTTGACGATACCAAAGGCGCCTGTTACTATGTCCTTCGTTATTTGTGAGGCTTGTGCGACACGCTTAGCCTCTTCAATTGGGTTCTTCATGGGCTTCATCTGCTTCGCTAGCATACGCCTCATCTCACGGTTCAGGTTCATAGCTTCTCCTCCTTTATCAATCTTTCAAATAACTCAAACGCTAGCATACCGCGCATGTGGATCAACTGCTTTATGCCCAATAGCGCGTTCGCCACTTCCTCTACGTCAACCTTCCCTTGGCGGTCGTAGTAATACTTAAATAGCGTCTCCACGTCTTGGTCAGAGCTCCACAGGT